TCATGTGATGTATCTAATGCTATCACTCTTTCCTCTAAACCTTGTACAAAAATCATAGGTAATTGACTTTTTGCTATATCAACAGGATTTCCTATTTTGTAGGCTCGTATACCCCATGCTACTAGATTTTTTTGTAATAATTCAATTATTTTATCCGATACTATATTCATTTATTAAAATGTAAATAAACTTGAAAAAATCTAACTATCTCCTTTTTTGTTTCCTCTCGTAAAAATAATGTCTGTCTTCGTGGTAATACTCGTCTAGGAGCCATACTTTGATGATATTTATGATATGTTACGCCCCAAGCATCAATAACAGCCTTACTATTATCTACTATTGCCCTAAATGAATTTTTATATTTGCCAGTATTCTCTAATATTGGAGTAGCCCCAAAACCTTTTTTTATTCTACTTCTAATGGTTGATTGTGCTAACGGTTCCCATCCCCCTACTAAACCGCCCTCTGATTCAAAATTTATTCTAATATCCTTTAAAATTACATTTGCCGATTGTTGTAACGGAAACTTAAAATTTCTTAATTTTCCAATTTCGGTTACTAATACTCTCGATAGTACCTCGTCCCCATCAAGAGCAATTCTTAAATGTAACATTAAAAATCCATCCCCATACTAAATACTCTAGCGTCATCCTCATCATCTCGACTATCGTCAGGATAATATTTAATCGTATCCCCTGTTGATAATGTTTGTTCCTCGCCAGTTGACTCATCATATAATGTACGATCACCATTTGCCAAACCTTCTAATCTTAATCTTGCATCTTTAATCCTAGCATTTCCATCTAAAGCTACATTTTGAACATCTGCCCCATATTCATCTAAATACATATATCCCACCGCTAAATCAACGACAATTTTTGTGAGATAACTTGAATTTTTAGTTAATGGAAATGTGAATCTTTTATGTAGTGCCGCCCAAACTTCACCCTGAGCCTGTTCTCTTGCTTCGTCTAATCGTGAATCGGATATATAAAAGTTATTTTCCCATCCTGCCGAAGTTCTAATCTGTTGTATAGTACATAAGTTAGTAGAAGAAGCTGTTCCATACACAACAACTGCATCATCTTGACTTGATTCTGTAGATGTTTGTACGTTGTAGTAAGTTGAAATATACTGAGTAGTCGAAATGCCGTCTATATCTTCAAAAAGTGTTCCCATAGGACTATCAACTGCTATTGCTTTAGGTGAGTCAGATACTACTTGAACCCAATCGTCATCAGCAGTTGCCCTGCTATATAATTTTCTTTGATTGTAATCGTATAAAGTGACTGATTGATCTATATAATGAGGAAATATAGTTACGCTTGTTATAGTTATAGTTTTTTCAGAACCTATAGTAGCAATTAGTTTTAATTCAGAGGTTTCATCACCCTCTTTACCTAAACATATATATATTGCTGACTCAAATTGTGCGGTGTTTTTTAAGTTGATTGTGCTAACCCCTGCTGAATGATCTTCACTAAACCAACTACGAGCTGTTTTTATAGTGTCATCTGTCGGTGCATAAAACTGTCTCATTTTAATTCTCCATAACTGACCTTAACACTTGTCTTGTATTTCCAAAGGAATGTAAAACTTGCGGTTCCGCAAATGATGTTACATATCCTCCACCCGGAATCAATGCTTCTGTGATGTCTAAAGTATCATTTAAACCCTTACCTGATACCGTTATTAAATCTTCAGTAAAATCAATATTATCTATTATTAATAATACTTTCTTTAACTGTATTGATTCAGATAATACGAGTATATCTGACAACCCAAGATTATACAATGTAGCCTTCGAGTGTTGTTCATTTATAGACAAATCATCGGTCAAACTAATTGTTATTTGATAAACTTGATTTTCTACAATATTAAAACTATCTAAAAGTGATAATGTTATATTTCTTATCAATACGTCAGATATTGTAATTTCATCGGTTAAGATGGCAAATTGACCTTCTCCTCTTGCTAAACTTTCTGAAATGGATATTACATCTACTAATACCAAATGATAATTATTGACAGTATTTAAACTTTCTGAAATCGATATGTTATCAGTAAAAGAATTATGATCTGGCGATTGAGTTACTATTTGTTCTGTTATTTCAAGAGAATCTGATAATATTAGAAGTGGATCTATTTTTATACTCTCTGAAATATTAATACTATCCAAAAGTGATAATGTCGTCTTTCGAATTAAAACTAACTCATCATCTATTGATTGTGAATCTATTAATGATAATCCCCATGTATAAGAGAGTGTATCGGAAATACTTTGATTATCTGTAAGAGCCTTTGTAATAATAATTGCTGTATCTTCTGTAATTGATTCGTTATCTACCAATATACTTAGTGTTGCGAGAGACAATGATTCTGTAATATCTAAAGAATCATATAATTTCTTCGTACCAGCAGGTATTATTTCTGTCGATATTTCTATCGTATCTGATAATGAAAGAGTAGTTATATTTCCTATATTTTCAGAAATACTAACTGAATCTTGAACGGTACGTTCAAAATCTATCTGTGATGCCAAACTAACTTCTATATCTAATGAATCACTTAATTGTAATACCTTACCTATATTTATTTCATCGATAAATAAAATTGAATCATTTAATGTTAATGCAATAGAATTTACTAAATTATCAGATATTGTTTGATTATCACTTAATGATAAAGACGTATTTAATGCCAAAGATTCAGTAATTACCAAAGCATCATTAAATCTGGACGATCCACCTGTTAATATTTCTTCCGCTATACCTAATACATCAATTAATCCCTTACCATTATCAGTTATAAGATCTTCTGTAAAATCAATCGAATCGTTTAATTGTTTATTATAAATTTCACTTCTTGTTAAATTTTCAACAATGGATTCAGTTACAGATAATTTTAAAGTAGTACCATTTCCGACACTTTCTGTTATTGAAACAGCATCCGATAAATCTTTATTTGGACTTGTAAAAAGTGATTCCGACATACTTATTGAATCACTTAATGGTCTACCTAAACCATTCGATATTGATGCAATAAAGCCCTGTGCTATATACAATGCCCTTAGAATATGTTTTGATAAATCTTCTGAAAATGTGATTACGTCATCTATCTCTAGATATAATCCTCTTATAGGGATAACTTCCTCGGAAATATCAATCGTATCTGATAAATCTAGTACGAATGTTACTACACGTGATAAATCATCAGTTATACTATCCAAACTGTCTGACAATGATAATGATTTATCATTTGCTAGACTTTCTGCTATTGATAATGAATCCGATAAAACTGCGTTGATAGAAGCCACTAATGATTCATCTATAGCAATACTATCGACTAAAGCCAATTCATAATCAGAAACATAAGCAATAGAGTCATCAATCACTATAGAATCAGTTAATGGTTTAACAACCCCTCTTATGCTCGATTCTGTGATCGTCTGTGTATCGCTTAGGACGAGTGTTATGACAGTAATGGGTAAAATATCCTCTGAAAGGTCTAAACTGTCTGCTACCCCCTTCAAAACTTGTTTAACAAGTGATTCTGTAACGGATATAGAATCGCTAATACTTAAAACATAAGTACAAACCCTAGTCAAACTTTCTTCTATAGAGAGAGTATCCGATAGACTTAGTGTGATTCCATTACCTACACTTTCAGATATTGATTCTGTATCTACTAATGCCTTAATAGGACTTAAAGCCAAATCCTCTGTTATTCCTATAGAATCAACTAATGGCAACGAAACTAATCCAGGTGTGTAATCGGTTTTGACTGATTCCTCTATAGAAATAGCATCACTTAGAGGTTTAGCAATACTAATGCTGGGTACTGCATCTATTGACTCACTATCAGATAAACCTATTCCAATTGTATTAGTTAAAGATTCTACAAATGATATATCATTCGATAATGACAATTCTGTAGAAACCCCTCTAACAAGGCTTTCTAATATGGAAATATCATCAGTCAAGGGTTTTTCCATGCTTAACGCTTGATTCACTGATATTACTATTTCATCGGTAAGATTTTTAGCAAACGCAACGGCTGTTTGTATATCTGCCAATATCGTCTGTTCATCGGATAAACCGAATGTCGTCTGATTGGCTAACGCTTCAATGATGCTTATTGCATCAGTTATATTGAGACTAAGGGAATTCGCAATACTTTCTTCTATAGAAATAGAGTCGTTGAGACTTTGGTTTTTGGTGATAGTTAACGATATTTCTTCGGCAAATGTTATCGCATCAGTTAATAACTGACTTACTCCATACTTCGTGCCATCACCGTATTTAAACGTCGAATATTTTGCCATTATTTATCCTAAATTGTTATTAACAAACCCTAACTATTAAGCAATAAGGTAGGAAATATTGAATATATTTAACCCTTTACCTCCAGATGTAGTAAATCCTGCGTAAGCATTAACATTTGTTGTAGCGATAGTTTTACCAATTTTAGCTGTATTGCTGTTAGTAATTCCCATAACTCCCGGATAATTCTGCCAACTCCCACTATCATTTACACAAATTGTAGTTGCACTTAGACCCGAATAACCCCCTGCAAATGGTAATGTAACTTCAAAGGTCGCACTATTGCTTGTTCCATATAAGGCCATATAGTCAAGTAAGACTGTATTATAGCTTAATTGATAATATCCAGTGTATGTATTCGCAGCAGTAAAACCCGTTTGAACAGGTAAATAAGTTAACCTTCTTGTAACAAATATAGGTTCTTGAATAAGATATTCAGGCGTTGTACTTACAATCGTCCATGTATAACCTGCACCAGCCGATAAAGTCGCTGTAAAACGTCCAACTACTCTATATTCATCATTTGTTGAAGCATTAGAGATATCTGAAATTGCACAATATTTTTCATTTGTGGAAGTCGTACTAAACTGTCCATATTTACGAACATAAGGGATTCTAGCAAATCCTAAAGTAACTCCATCCGTAGAGTTATATCCAATATAAGCAAAGTAGTCTATAGATCGAGCCGCATGTTCAGTACTTCCTGCATCAAACCAGTTGGTACCGTCTGCTAGTGTAATTGATAAAGCGCTCGTTACTTTCAGTAAATCATCACCTATTCTTATAAATACAGGATTAGAAGCAGAGGGATCGTTACCATCCAAACCTACTAATTCTAAAACTAAATCATCTGCACTTATAGAAGGTGCTAATTTCCCATTTATAAGAAAACCATCTCGCCCTGCCCTTGTAATAAAATCAAGTGAAGTTATTACAGCGGAACTATCCACCCCAACTTTAGCCTCTAAATTATTAAGATGTTTTGCTAAAACATCATCTACGTTATCAACAACTTCTGATAATGCTGTAGGAAAATCTGCCATAATTCAACTCCTTTTTCCCTGTTATCTATAAGATAAACTAACTAATCACTTTTAGCAAATCCTTTACTTTTCATTACCTCTAATATAGGTAATTGTTTGTTATGTTCACATCTTAAATCAAAATCCGCCCATACTTCATAACCTTTTTCTTTTGCTCTTTTACAAAAGTATAAATCATGTCCTAATTCTCTATCACCCACACCTTCCCGAACCTTATCTATAAAAGGCATAGAGATATCCTCTAATACACGTCTTGAAAGACATAAACAACCTGAACCTAAAGCATCTACCTGCTTTAATCCATGTTGATATTCCTCTGGATATTGTTTGTAAGAACCATCTTTTGCTAACTCTACTGCTAACCAAATAAAAGCTCCATTCTTCCATGTAGGATATACACCACCAACAATATCTTTTTGATAATCTATAAGATCCAAAACATTACTCTCGGGTATAGTATCGCTGTCTATTGTTATAAGATAGTCAGCATCGGTGTTAAGAAATTCCTGTACTATATGATTTCTATTAGCGTAAGTCGGTTTGATTGCACTAAATATTTGCTTAACATTATATTTACCCTCCATAATCCACTTTGTTATACGAGTTTCTAATCCTGCGACAATAAACCCTGTGTTTGGTACTGCTATAACAACTGTCTTTTTTGATTTATCTGTCGTTGAAGTTGAATCTTTTATATATTCCTTACGAGGCGTATCCCCTAAATTATCGTTTTGTTTAAAAGAATCTTCAAACATATTTTCCTCCCTGTAATTAATTACTCTTTTTATGTTGCCAATGTACCTTCATATGACAACTTCTACATAATAATTGCAAGTTATCAATTCCACAATTCTTTTTGGTAAAATCAATATGATGTACTACCAAATCACTTCTTTCTCTCCCTAGTTTTCCACATATTTGGCATTTATTCTTATCTCTAATCCAAACCTTATGATGTAAAGAACCTGTCCATTCTGACGGATAAGGTGTTATCCCTCCTTTCCAGTTTATATTCTTTTCCCCTTTCTTAAATGGACTTTTAGCTCTAGCAATTTTAATGTTCTTTGGTATCTTACCCTTTTTGCTCTTATTAAAACATTCCTTAGAGCAAAATAGTTGTTTACTCCTTTTAACATGGCATAACTTCTTCCATGTCTTCTTCCCACAGGTGGGGCAGTCAATCCAAACCCCTGTCTTCGGTTTCTTACCCCATCCTGCTGATATTCGTTTCAGAATATCTTCTCGTTCTTTTCCTGACTTGTTACTCCAATGCCATTTAGGTTTCATAACCTAATTATATTAGCCTATTGTTACAAGTCAAGTCTACGCTCAGCCGAACGTGACGGTCCACGTGATTTGGAGTGTATCTGACGCACCCTTATTAATCACTGAAAAAGTTTGAGCACAAAGCATAGTTCCAGCCGTAGAGCTGTTAAAAATACCAGCCTCGGTAAGTGCTGCCGTTGCATCTCCTGCCGCCCAATCTCCAATGTATACAACTTTATTATCGTTGGCTGCTGTACCTTGAACGAATGAAGTCAGAGCATTTCTGTCTGTTTCACCTCCAAGTGTGGTATCGCCTGCAGTTAAAGTTGTATCACTTGTACCTACTGCCATTTGAGACATTACGCTTTCTGCGGGAGCTGATTGCATTTGATCTGCTACATGAGCATCTCCTGCATCAGTGAATACATTATCGATTTCTCGAACCTCTTTAAGATTTCCGAATTCATCTCTTACGCTTACTTTTAAATTTCCTATCATTTTAAAATTCACCCCCTTTTATAAACTTAATTGTTGTTTATCCTATTTATGGGTGTCCTTTATATACTACTATACCACTATTTCTCTGTAGCAAATCCTTCCTTTTTAATATCTATTTTAGATATCCCTTTGCTCTTTGCCTCTTTTACAGAAGCGGTGCGTACAGTAGTTTTACCTTTTAAAGTAATAAGGTCTAATTCAACCTTTTTACCTTTTATCTTTCTAGTCAGTTTAATTGACATAAATTAACACCTCCTGATAAAAACTATACCTCTACTACACTTTCTGCTATAGAAATAGAGTCAGTTATAGCTAATTGTCTAGTAGGAACAACTGCACTATCTGCAATAGTTATTGAGTCAGTTAGATCAAGTCCTTCCTGTGAACTCTCCTCTGGTCCATTATATTCAATTGTTACATGAACATTACAAGCACCACTAGCATATACATACAATGGAGCATTAGCGTTTAATGCAAATACATGAGTTAAGTCCCTAGCTATAAAATCGCCAGTAGTCGCAAGATAAACAGTATATTTTAAATCCCCGTCTGTATCTTCCCTTAAAGATAAAGCTACGGCACTTCCACCCTCCATTGAATACTGAAATCCTTTAATCTTAATTGCTTTATCTGCCAAAGAATCTAATAATAAAGTATTTCCACTATCTGTTACCAGAAATGTTTTAACTTTAACCTCATCTTCATTAGATATAGCAACAACAATATCGCCTTGACGATTTTGTCTAAATTTCCCATATTCTGCCGAACCTTTTCCTCCCGTTATTTTTTCCATTATTTTTGCACCTCCTTAACTTATTTACTTTTTTTTATTGTCCGCAATTCTGAGGTGACTGCATGACAAATTAGTTTATTACTCTGTATAAGATGATACCTTAGCGTCTGTATCTTCGCTTAAATAAGCGATCATCTTGCTTGCTGTAGCATCACATTCCGTTGTTGGATCGAATAAACATTTTTCAATCTCATCACTATCTCTTGTAAGAACTGCTCCACCAGTATCTGCCGCATTTGTAGTCGTTTCTGATAATACCGAAGTACTATAAGGAATTTCCTGCAAACCTAACTTATCTAACCAGCCTACCCATACACTTTCGGAAGCCGCTTTTACAGGTACTTGAATACTTGTAATAGACTTAAAGGCCACAACTCCGTCAACAGCGTTAGTACCATTCAAAGCAATAGTATCAGTGACGGTTTCGCCTCTGATATTCTTACCTGTAATTACTACATTTCCAGTTGCCGCACCATCTGAATCTATTTGTAAAACTCTAGGAAAATCTGGATTGGTAATATCTGACGTTATGGTCTGTACTGCGGCAGTTAAAGCTGTTGAAGCTAATATACCATCAGTACTAGGAGCATCAGGAGCTGTCCATTTTTGGACAACTACATGAAACTTGCCTAAAAACTTATGTCCTACATACGTTGCGTATTTGTTTTTGATAATCATTGTTACTTTTCACCTCCTATAAAAAGAGAATTAACACCTTTTTCAGAGCTGGATATTTAATCGAGTATTTCATCGACCCAGCCCTGTTATCAAAAAGGTTAGGCTACTGCTCCATCTAACAGATATCCACAGTCAGCCGATACTAAAACCTCATCAGAAACTTCTGATACTTCGATACGATCTCCTTTAAGCTTGGCTTCTCTCCACTTCGACGTGGTTCTTTCTTCCGAATAGAACTGATAGCCGAGTGACATCTTTCTAATACCTGGGGATGCTTCTGCATAAGCAAGTAGCACCTTTTTGCCCCAAATGTATCCAAGACTTTCTGTATCGCCCTCTTGAGACGAATCGTACATAAGGTCTCCTACTAATACTGTCGGATTACCCGGCAATAAAGAAGAAAGTAAATCAGCCGTCACTACACCTTTTTGAGTGTATTTTATTCTTTCGAGTAAATCGGGATGATTTCTTAACTTGCTCATTACCTGTTCACCCATTACAACCATATTAGGAGTTTTGCCGGATGCCGCTTTAACTGATAGCATTCCTGCTTCAATATCCCCTAAAGGATCGGAACCTGCATAATCACTCCATTGATCTGAACCTGTGAGTGTATCGTAATTGGTGATATAACTTGTTGAAAAAGCTATATTTGCAACTCTTAACTCTCTATCAAGCGTCAAAGCATTGGTTATATTCTCAGTAGTGTCTATATCGAGATTTAAAGGTTGATCTGCATTTTTTCGAAGTCTATCGTACACATCATCGTGTAATGAATATTCTTCACAGAAATAATTTGCTGTCTCAACATTCCACTCAATTCCATTAGATTCTGAACCTATAGCTCTATAAGTTTTTGGAATTCTAAAATCTCTGAGATATTTGTAATAGATGTCACTATCCTTTACAACTTTAACTTTAGGAAATACTTGATCGGCAATCGCTTGCCCATTTGCATATTTCACAGAAACATTGGTTAGTACTGCATCTTGATGTACATCTCTATGTGTTGGTTTCATAATAATTTTTCACCTCTCTTCAAAAATAACTAAAAACTAAATTATTGATGGTGTGAAATTGAAGGCATGAGTAATACTTCTATTACTCCGTCATCACCTGCGGCGTTAGCTTCAAGTGCGATTCCAACTCCCATTTCTCCGTCAGCGTCAGCTACCTCACCCTTGCCAGTTGTAGCGTCGCAACCAACAATAATATCCCCACGCGAACAGTTCTCGGCCATTACTATCTTAGAAGTTCCTCTAGTAGCAATAGTTCCAAACTCTCCTGCATTAGGTTTATTCTGTAATACTCCAATAGGATGAACACTTTTTGCTCCTGCACCTACAAAATCAAAGTCGCCATTGGCGTCGCCAGTAGTAACGATGTAGTATTGTCCGGTTGTTCTTGCATCAGTATCTGCCCTTAGAGTAATTAGCCCGTCTGGTATATATTGTGACATTTTTTAACACACCTCCTAAAAAATCTAACTAATCAACATTATTCCGATTCTTCTTGCATTTTTTCTGCAAGTTTCGGGTTAGCCGTAGCTACTACTTTGAGTGCCTCACCAAATGTTATGCCTTTTTCTTTGGCTAGTTCATCTGCTTTTTTTGTGAGTTCCTCAGAAGCTTTCACTGAATCGTTATCTTCCTCTCCACCTAACTCTTCAAACATTACGTGTGAGAGTTTTGGTAATGAATCTACAAAATCTGTAAATAACTTTGATTGTCTATCAGATAGACTCATCAAAAGTTTTTGAGCAACTTCCGTACTTTTGGACAATAAACGTCCTTCGGGATTGCTCTCAGAAAATGTATATCCTCGAATTTCTTTGCCTACTTCCTCGAATTTTAGCTTTTTTTCCATTACGCCGAGTTTCGATTTCAAGTCATTGAATTCTTTGGCACTAGCAGTTTCGGATCCTTTTACAGATTCGTCTTTCTCTTCTTCCTCATCTTCGGCGGAATCCCCAGCATTATCTTCATTATCGTCAGAACCTTCGTCTTCCGATCCTTTGTCTTCTGCTGGTTTAGCCTCG